ATCATTCACAGGTCTGCCGTTATCGCGCACCATCCGCAGGCTGCTCGGCGCATAGAGATGATTCAGCATGACTACGAGATCGTTATCACCAACTACGAAGGGCTCAACCTGATCGCAGAAGAAGTGGTGGCTGATGGCAGGTTTGATCTGGTGATTGTCGATGAGGCCAACGCCTACAAGACACCCACTACACGGCGCTGGAAGGCGCTCAATTCAATCCTGACACCTAACACCTACCTGTGGATGATGACGGGCACTCCAGCGTCCCAGTCTCCTGTGGATGCGTATGGCTTGGCCAAGCTGGTCAACCCCGATGGTGTGCCAAGATTTTTCACGGCATGGCGCGACATGGTGATGAACAAGGTGACGGTGTTCAAGTGGGCACCCAAGGCGGATGCCAAGGAGCGCGTGTTCGAGGCGTTGCAACCAGCAATACGCTTTACCAAAGAGCAGTGCCTTGACTTGCCGCCTGTCATCACGATGACGCGTGAGGTGCCCATGACACCGCAGCAGAAGAAGTACTACGAGCTGCTCAAGGACCGCATGCTGGTGCAGGCTGCTGGAGAGACCATCACGGCGGTCAATGCGGCTGCTGGCGTGAGCAAGCTCTTGCAGATCAGTTGCGGTGCAGCGTACACCGATACCAAAGAAGTGGTGGAGTTTGACTCAGCGCCGCGCTTGGCTGTGCTCGAAGAGATACTGGAGGAGACGGACCGCAAGGTCATCATCTTCGCTTTGTTTCGCAGCACCATCGACACGATCAGCAGACACTTAACCAAGAAAGGAATTGCCAACGAGTGTATCCATGGCGACATCACCCCGAGCAAGCGGGGACAGACGATCAACCGATTCCAAACGGAAGAACAACCCCGGGTGCTGGTCATGCAGCCCGCAGCATCGGCCCATGGGATTACCCTGACTGCCGCTGATACCGTGGTGTTCTATGGGCCGTTGATGAGCGTTGAACAATACATACAGTGCTGCGCACGGGCCGATCGCAAAGGTCAGACCGCTGAAAAAGTTACTGTAATACATATCGAGGGTAGCCCCATCGAGAGGCGGATGTTCAAAGCATTGGCTGGGAAAGTTAGTGATAACTCACTTCTGACCGAAATGTTTGACATCGAAATTAAATCTTAAAAAGGAGTTTACAAAGCCCAAAAAACCCGTGTACACTGTCCAACCTTAGACAAACATAACAGGAGAAGTAGATGAGCGAAGATGCAATACCGCTGGATAAACTGGCGAAGATTTACCGCAAGCTGCGGGGCAAGATCACTGAGCTGACGCAAGAGTACGACACGCAAGTCGAAGTGCTCAAGAGTCAGCAAGACGAGATCAAGAACGCAATGAAAGATCAGATGAAGGCGCTGGGCGTCACGTCTGTACGAACCTTAGAAGGAACCGTGGTGCTGTCTGTGAAGACGCGCTACTCCACACAGGACTGGGATGAATTTAAAAAGTTTGTCTTGGAACACGAAGCTCTTGAGCTTCTGGAGAAGCGCATTGCCCAGACCAACATGGCGCAATTCTTAGAAGAAAATCCGGGCAGCATGCCTCCCGGCCTCAACTCGTCGTCCGAGTACGACATATCTGTCCGTAAACCAACCTGAAGAAGATCATGAGCAACGTATCCCTTTTTAACCCATCCCAAGTTCCAGCTTTTGCACGTAACGCAGAGCTGTCCGCAACTACACTGGCGCTGGCTGGTGGCCCTGCTCCATCGGGCCTCAAGCGTGTCTCGATCAAGGGCGGTGTGTTCCGCTTGCTGTCTGGTGGCAAAGAAGTCGCCGCCATTGACGAGCGCTATCTGGACGTCATCATCGTCAAGGCCGCGCCCAAGGTCAGCCGTATTTTCTACGCTGGCTCCTACGACAAGGATGCCGCTGCTGCCGCACCTGACTGCACATCCGCTGACGGTGATAAGCCTGATGCAGGCGTGAAGAACAAGCAGGCGGCAAGCTGCGCTCAGTGCCCACAAAACATCGCAGGTTCCGGCAATGGCCAGACCCGTGCTTGCCGTTACCAACAGCGCCTCGCTGTGGTCTTGGCCAACAACCCTGAAGGTGATGTCTTGCAGGTCACCCTGCCCGCCACATCCATCTTTGGTAAGGACGAAGGCGGCAAGCGCCCATTGCAGGCATACGCCCGCTACATGGCAGCGCAGACTCCTCCGGTTAACCTCGACGCCGTTGTGACCCGTATGAAGTTCGACACCAAGGCCGAGTCACCCAAGCTGGTGTTTGAAGCCAACCGTTGGTTGACCGATGACGAGTACGTGGCAGCGCAAGATCAGTCGCACTCCAGCGATGCGGCCAAGGCAGTATCGGCTACCCCTGCGGCTACGGATGGCGTGACTTCTGTACCTGTTGCGCCCTTGAAGATCGAAGGTAAGCGCCCCATGGGTGAGCTGACCAAGGAAGAGGACGCGCCTGTGTACGAGCCCATCGCGGCCAAAGCCAAGGCCAAAGCCAAGCCTGCACCAGTTGAGGAAGAAGCCGATGAGCCGGAAGTGCGCCAAGCTGCGGCACCCAAGCCCACAGCCGTTCCAGCGAAGAAGTCCAAGCTGGCTGATATCGTGTCCGATTGGGATGACGAGTAATTAACAAGGGGCTTCGGCCCCTCTTCCTATGGCCTATTCACAAAAAATCATTGACGATGTAGCGAAGACCCCCAAGTCTCTGGGCAACCAGCTTGGGCGGTGGGCCATCCACCTCGACTTCCCCGTCACAAAGATCGCCCGTGCATTGGGCGTATCACGACAGACCGTATACAACTGGTTCACTGGCACTGAGGTGTTCGTGGCATACCGTAACCGCGTCGAGTTCCTTACAACAATAATGCAGACCTCAAGGGATGCAGACACAGCATGGAGAAGAATATGTCAAGAATACAACCTCGAACCTTGAGCACGCAGGAGTTGATCCGATTCTGCGCGGACCTTATTACAGACGAGCGGGGCTTGCCCAAAGAGTGGCAGGTGGAACTGCTTCGCCGGATTGTTGTGTTGGCCCCTGATAACGAACACCCTGCGCAAGACCCGCGACAACTCGACTTGTTCCTGAAAAACTAAACCCAAGGATTTTCATGGAACCGCTTGATTTTTTAGCGGCTGTACTCCCGTCTCCAGAATACGGGCGGTATTGCGTAGCCGAGTTCACGTCAAGGAAAGAACAATTCTTTGCGGACACGCTCGAAGAAACAAAGAACGCTGTGGCGCGGATGTTACGGAACAAGGACTGCGTGTATTTTGCAATGTCCACATTCGGCTCCGAAGACAGACGTACCGCAGCCAACGCACAGTACGTCAAGTCCATGTTTATCGACATGGATGGGTACGCATCAAAGAAGGACGCCGCGCATGCGCTGAACGCCTTTCTGGAGAACACAGGGCTGGGCGCACTGGGCACACCTTGGATCGTTAACTCTGGCGGTGGCTTGCATTGCTATTGGCCCCTGAAGGAAGCTCTTCCCGTAGATACATGGAAGCCCGTGGCGGAGAACTTCAAGCGCCTGTGCAAGCAAGAGGATATGGCGATCGACATGACCGTCACTGCCGATGCTGCTCGTGTGCTTCGTGTGCCCGGCACAATGAACTTCAAGAAGAAGTACCCAGAGCCGCGCCCCGTGCGCATACTGAATCAAGGAGACTTATTTGACTTTGATGCGTTTGCAACTATCGTACGAGATCAGTTGAAAGGCTCACTCTATGAGCCTGTGGATACGGTAGAAAAACTGGAGCTGCCCGGCTCCCGTCCAGCAGCATCGATGAGTGCCACCGTGGTTAAGCTGTTTGAAAACAGCAAGACATCGTTCAAGAAGATTTGGCTGGCAACCAAGGGTGGCACAGGTTGCGCTCAGTTGGCTCACTACGCAGAGAATGCACAGGACGAAGGCATGGAGCCGATCTGGCGTGGCCTGTTGTCGTGGACCAAGGTCTGCACTGATGGTGGGAAGGCGGCGGTGTGGCTGAGCAAGATGCACCCATACGATGCTGACCGCATGAACCAGAAGCTGAGTGAGATTAAGGGGCCGTACCCCTGCGTCAAGATGGACAGCGAGAACCCGGGCGTATGCCAGCACTGCCCGAACTGGGGCAAGATAACCAACCCGCTGATCCTTGGCCGCGAGATCGAAGTGGATGTGAGCGAGAAAGAAATTGAGGTGCAGGTGCAGAGCGCAGGCTACGCTGCACCGCCAGAAACAATAAGAGTCCAGCGCCCAGTACCTCCTCGTGGCTACGCATACGGCACGAATGGTGGTGTGTTCATGGAACGGATGGTGGAGGACGAGGAAGGTGGTAAGTCCAAAAAGCAGATCATGCTGCTGCCTTACGAGCTGTTTGTGGTGGACATACTAAGCAGCAATAACGAGCACACAGTGCATATGATCGCGCTCAAAACTGAAGGGGCGATTAACGTAACGATGGCTCAAAAGGCCGTAGTCAGCAAAGACGAAACCGTCAAAGCGCTGGCCAGCCAGAACATCGTAGCCGCATTTGGTTCCGGCAATGACAAGAACCTGTTTGAATATGTGAGAGCATGCGTGGAAGAATCTAGTACAAACAAACCAGCCGTCAAGGTTCCTGACAGCTACGGCTGGCAAGCCGATGACACCTATGTATTCGCGGGGCGAATCTTTAGCAAAGGAAAACCGCCAATGAAGGTGCCCATGCCGGGCCTTGAAAACATTACAGCCCATACGGAGCCCAAGGGAACGCTAGAGAACTGGCAAGCGTTCATTACCATGTTGGTTAACCGAAAGATGTGGGGTCACTTAGCCATTGTGCTTGCAGGTGCTGGCGCACCGTTCATGCGCTTCACAGGCATCTACGGCATGACATATCACTGCGCCAGTACAGAGTCGGGTACAGGCAAGTCGCTGTCGCTCGAAGCTGCGGCATCTGTGTGGGGCCATCCCGTCCACTACCGAACAGGTAAGAGTACATCCCCTGTCGCCATGCAGCAGCGCCTTGGCTTGCTCAACAGCCACCCGCTCATCACCGATGAGATCACCGCCAAGAACCGGAAAGACTTTGAATGGTTGCCTGAGTTCTTGCTGGACATGACGGAGGGCCGTGGCAAGGAGCGTATGGAGTCTGGCTCCAACAAGGAGCGCTTGAACCTGTCTACATGGATGACTGTGGCGATCATGTCTTCCAACACGCACATCGTGGACTACCTGACGGGCGGACGTCAGCACTCATCGGAAGGTGAACTGCGCCGCTTGATTGAGTTTGTGCTGGACCAGCCGTTGGAATGGGAGCCCTACGAGATTGAGATCATCAAGTCCTTGGCGCACAACTTCGGCCACGCTGGCTTTATGCTTTCGCAGTACTTGGTGGATCACTTTGACGAATGGCCAGAGCTGGTCAGCAAGTCGGTCAAGAACATGTATGGCGAGTTCAAGGCAACCAATGACGAGCGCTTCTGGATGGCAGGTATTGGGGCCGCAGTGGTTGCTAACATTGTGTTCAAGCAAGCAGGCATTGTCGAAATCCCCATGCGCCCAATCCTTGACGTGTTTAAGAAGGCCATCAATGGCATGCGCGTCAACATGAAGATCAGCGCCCGTAGCGCGGAGGATGTGCTCAACGCTTTCACCCGCGACAACTACGGCAGCTTCGTGGTCATCAAGCCAAGCAAGGGTGGGCTGATGGCAGAGCTGGGCAGCGGTGGGCAGATTGATATGTCGATCACTCGCAACAAGGTCATGGGCCGCGT